CGTGGGCCAATATTGTGTGGTATAATATTGGCGCAAACAGCGCTATCCTTATGATAGCTCGCGCGTCAGCAGTGTGTCCAATGCATTAAGGTACTGGTCAGGGTCTGATGTATCATTGAACCGTAATACCATACGATCATACCACAGCGCTACATATTTCATAGCACCCATACGCTGTGCCTCTGTTTGCACGCTATCAATAACGTTGTAGAGTTTAATCCACATTTGTGCGTCAGTCATCGTCGCTCCTTCAAAAATCGGCATAGTCGCCGTTACCACGCGCCTCGATCTTGGCGTATGCTTCCTCGCGGGTAATAGTCTTGTATCCTTCCTGCTCTACAACCTCGGGGCCAAACCACAGAACCTCACACCAACGCCCTGTTGCACCTCGTGCAATAGCAGCAGCACCCAAGACTGGACTGACATAAGCACGATCTGATACATCGCAGTGTGTAACGTATGTTGAGACAATCATTTTAGTTCCTCTAGTGTGACCGTATTATATCACAGATTCCAGTGTGCTAGCATACCATCGCGCCCGCCACCGTAGAACCAGCAGCTACCATCGTATGCTACGCTATACATTCCATAGCTAGCGTTATGGAATACATTGTATTGATCTGCTATAAACATGATAGCTCCTTACAGTTGGTCAAGAACCCACACGAACAGACAAACAGGCATTGCGCCAGCAATCAGAGAGAGAGTGATTTCATACATGGTTGGCTCCTTGCTACAATGGTGTTATTATATCACGCTAACGCAGTTACGCTAATAGATTTTTTCTATATAGATTTACGCTATAATAGTTATAGCGCTGCTATAGTTTTTAAAATGCTATGACTATGGTAGCACCCCTAGGCGGTTCTGAGACTAATGCTATCATAACCATAGCACCGCCCACCTCCACGGCCAACTTTAGAAAAATTCGCACACAAAACTTTTTATACGCAGGGTACCTAGCCAACTTTAAAAAATTTCGCTTCCAAAAACTTTTTATACGCAGGGTACCTAGCATGGTTTTCCAAATTGACCCACAACCGCCCAAACCTTGGAGAAATTTTCCAAAATGTCCCAAAATTCCCAAATCCTCCCACTGCCTCCTACTCAACTTCCCAGCGAGTATGTGCAAATTAGTCCAGAAGCCCTTGAAGTAGCCAATTGCTATTTACAGTGTCAAGATGTACGTGAGGTTGCAGAGAGCCTTGAGGTCGGAGTAGATATTGTAACACAAACTCTAGCCAAGCGAGAAGTACGTGCGTACATAGATCACGTGTTTATGGATACAGGATTCAACAATCGCGTAAAAATGCGGTCTGCAATGGATGCTATTATTCGTAAAAAGTTTCAGGAAATGGAAGAGGCACAAACTGGGTCGAACAAAGATATTATCGAGATACTTGCGCTGTAGCACAAAATGCGTATGGAAGAACTAGATCGACAGATAAAGCTTGAGCAACTACGAGTTGAAAAGCCAGCACCACACAATCAGGTTAACGTACAGATTAATGATAGCGGTGGTAGTAATTATGACAAGTTACTTTCTAGGCTAATGGAGGGTACCCGTGCTTAAAATATCTCGTGAATATGTTAACGCTGATACCCTAGAGGATTTCCCTGTTTAGTCGCGTTTTATCAAGCTGCCAATTGAGGGTTACCTTAAACTATTACCAGCTAAGGACCCAGATACTGGGTTAGCTTGCACAGTGTTTGATACCCTAAACCGTCCCCAACGGGCACTGATTAACGCCATTAATGATCCCCGTCATAGATTTGTATGCGCTGCACTAGCGCGCCGATTGGGGAAAACCTATATTGCAAATATAGTTGGGCAGCTTGTTACCCTAGTTCCTGGGTCAAATGTACTTATTATATCGCCTAACTATAACTTGTCGTCTATTTCTTTTGAACTACAACGTTAGCTAATTAAAACGTTTGATCTAGAGATTACACGCGATAACTTAAAAGATCGTATTATTGAACTAGATAATGGGTCAACTATTAGGATGGGTTCTCTTTCGACGGTTGATAGTTGCGTTGGGCGGTCGTATTAGCTAATTATATTTGATGAGGCTGCGCTGGGTAACGGTGAAGAAGCGTTTAACGTTGCACTACGCCCTACACTAGATCGTCCTGGGTCCAAAGCTATTTTTATTAGTACACCTCGTGGTCGTGCCAACTGGTTTAGCAAGTTCTTTGACCGCGGATTTTCTCCGGAATTTCCTGAGTGGTGTTCTATTCAAGCTACGTATCATGAAAATGAACGTATGAAGGAGTCCGACGTTGCAGAAGCTCGTCGGTAGATGTCACCACAGGAATTTGACCAAGAGTACTTGGCTAGTTTTAACGTGTTTGAAGGCCAGATATACTCTCTAGACCCGTCGCATGTTGTAGAGTTTACCGTTTGTGAACGACAAGAGGCGTTTGCTGGCCTTGACCCTGGCTATCGCGACCCTACAGCCTACGTGGTTATAGTATATGACCCACGTGAGGACGTCTTCTGGATTGTAGATGAGTATCTTAAGGCAGAAGCTACTACTTATGGTCACGTTGAAGTATTTCGCGATCTTAATGCGCGCTGGGGCGTAGACATGGTGTTTATTGACTCGGCCGCTGCGCAATTTGCGGCTGACCTTGCATATGAACATGACATATCTACTACTCGTGCTAAGAAAGACGTATTACCTGGTATTGCATATGTACAATCGCTGATTGCTAATAACCGAGTACGTGTTGACCCCGGCTGTACCCACGTCTTAGAAATGTTTGACCAGTATCGGTGGGATCCTGGTAGTGGTGGTAATATTAAGGGTACACTGGTAGTTGAAAAGCCACTGCACGATAAATATTCGCACATGGCTGATGCTGTTAGGTATGCTCTTTATACTTACACGCCTTAAAATGGTCGCGGAGTAAAAAGTCTTACGTACCATGGCTTCATTATATAGTTTTCTAGCTTGTCGATATAACGAACTAGATCTCTATTATTTGATTTAACTACGGCTACTTCATGTTGGAGTTGAGAAATTCGTTCACTTACTGTTTGGGTCATATTTTGTTCCAGAGGCGGTGCCACCATGATTTTTGATTGTATTGTTTAACTCGATACTCTAATTCAGTTAATTCTCGTTTAGCATTATTATACCAAGTCATTGTTTTTCTTAGTTGCTGCTCAGACTCTCTAAGCATTTGTTTAGATTCGTCTGGCAGCTTCTCATACGCTATTTCCCTGACACGATCTTCCAGTTCCATAAGCTCTGTTTCCTTGATATCTATCTCGGCTACTAACCTATCGTATCTTGGAAGTAAGTCGTATGCACAGGTGTTTAAGGTAGACTGACTAACATTTAGCTACGTACTTTCACTTTCATACATTTTTGGGATGGAAGTGTTAAGTACTGGTTTCAAGATATGAATATATACAGCTTCCATTGCATCTAGATAATGTGGGTGGCAGCGTATAACTACTTCAAACTAAGGGAAGCTATATTTGTCAAACTCAGCTTGTACTAGCTTTGTGTGTTTGCCAGAATGCATCTTTCGTTTATGCTGTTCCCATCTAGATGCTATATTTATAGCCTGTCCTACGTACTACGCACCGCTGGCAAACGTGTATATGTAAATTCCTGAGTCCATAATTGCCTTAAAAAATATATTATAACTCTTTAGCCACAATGCTTCAAGTAAATATATTGCACCTCCATTAAAAATTTTTAGTTGACGGTACTTTGCCTACGTGCTATAATACTACCATGCTAGAGAACACCTATAAAAAATAATGGCAAAAAATACAAACAAACGACTTGCTGTAAAGCATGTTAGAGATAAAGCTAAAGCTGCGTATGAAAAAGCGGACTCCTGCTATATCTGTGGTACTAGTCTAGACCTAGAGCTCCACCACTTTCATAGTTTAACCCTAATGTTAGAACGTTGGGCTAATCAAAAAGGTTACGACATTTCCACTGACGAAGGCATTCTTGCTGTACGTGAAGAGTTTATTGCTGAACATCATACGGAACTTTATGACAAGGTTCGTACATTATGTAATCCGCACCATGTAGCTCTACATAAGATATACGGTAAGGCCCCTAAGCTTGGTAGTGAAGCAGCTCAAGAAAGATGGGTAGAGATTCAAAAGTCGAAACATAGTGGCGAAGATACCAGCACTGCACCTGCTAAATCATATGGATCATTTTTTAGTGAATTCATATAAGGAAAAACATGGCATGGTATTCAAACCTAGTAGCTAAGTTAAACAGAGCACAACCAGTTATACACGATAATAGCGGTACAGATCAGGATACAACACAATCTATTACGTATATTAAAGCGTTTGAGAAGGTTGAAACTGTTAACCGCGGTGTAAACATGATTGTTAAAGCTGCATGTAGCTTAGACTACGACATTAAAGATAAAGTAGTGGATGGTGTTAAAGGTGATATGCGTCAGAAAACTCTGCACCGCTTATTAAACTTTAGACCAAACCCGTATCAGTCTGCTCAAGACTTTAGAATGGCAATATTCACTGATTATATACTAGAGGGCAATGCCTTTGTATATTTCGATGGGGCATTCTTCTATCACTTACCTGCACAGCACGTAACTATTGAGTCCGACCCTATAACCTTCGTCGCTGGATATACCTACGACGGACGTACAAAATTCAAACCCGACGAAGTCTTTCACTTTAAAGACCTATCTAGTACATCAATCTATCGTGGTGATAGCCGACTACACAGTTGCGTAGACTCTATCAACACAATGTACAAAATGCAAGAGTTCCAAAAGGGATTCTTTGAAAATGGTGCTGTGCCAGGTATGGTTTTCGTAACTGAAAATACCCTTGGTCAAGCAGCAAAAGAAAAAACTATTCAATATTGGATTCAGCGTTATAATCCTAAAAATGGTGCTCGCCGCCCTATGATTGT